ATATTTGTAAAAGAGGATTTTCAGAATTATTTATAAAATCTCTAACAATATTTTGAATTTTTTCAGAGCATGGAATTAATGATATAATAATAGTTCCTTGTGTATAAGAATTATCTTCCGCAAATTTAATATACGAATTCAAATTTGATTCATTAATACGTGATTTTTCACTGAAAATTATTAGAATACCACCTAAATTATACATTCGAGTTTCATCTATAGGTGACCCTAAGAATTCATTTGAATCATATTTAATATCACGCAATGCAAGGATAGATTTCAAAGTTTCCAGAGCTTTATCTTCCATTATTTTTATAGGTAATTTTAAATTCGTAAACTTTATTCCATTTTTCATATAATAAATGAAAGGTCTTGCATATTTAGTTTTAGGAGTAGCAACAATTGTTGTCTTAGGGATTGTATTAAAAAACAAAGAATATTTTGTTCCTGAATTCTTAGAACAATCGGGAGTTAAAAGAACACATCAAACAAAAGATTCATCATATGAACAAAGAACCAATCATGTACTACCTCAATCTAAATTCGCTTATCCTACTGATGGAGTTGAAACACCTTTTAGAGTAAATCAATTTAACGCTTTTGTTGTTGCATAGCTTCCAAAATAATCTTGAAATTTTTACGGATGCGTTCATCTTGTTCAGGAGGATATTTATTTTCTTTAATTAATTTCATAAAAGTTTGTTTAGATAATTCTACAGCCCCACAAAAGAATGAAATTGTAGCTAGTTCATCCCATACTCTCCATTCGTAATTATCAGTTTCCAAGAATAATAATACACCTTGAGGTTTTTGTATACTTGAAGCATATAACGCCATAGAAAGAAGTTCACGAGACCACATGGCATTCATTCTACAGTGTGCCATATATGATACAAGAGATTCGCTTCTAGTTGGACATAATTCATGTGCTTTCCATGCCCATTCTTTAGATCTCATTAATCTAGTTAAATTCAAAGCACAAATAAATTGTTCTTCTACCCAACCTCCAAATTCAAATCGTTTTTTATACCATTCAATAGCTTCATCATACATACCAGCATCTCTATATGATTGAGCTAAATAAAACATATATCTATCATTCTTAGGTTCTAATTCTAGTTCTTTTAATAGGACTTCAGCATCTCTCTTATATTTATTTCCATCAATTTTAGATCTAGCACCCATAGTTCTACCTACCATATAAATTTCTCTAGGCAATTGTACCATTACATTGTTTTTCTTATCATTTGTAGGGTATTCGTGTAAAACACCAACATATCTCCAAGCATCTCTTGCTTTAAATATTTGAGTTCTTTCATATTCAAGTGCGCCTCTGCGTATTTGAATATTACAAGCATTGGGATTTGTCATATAAAGCATTCTTCTTAAAAATTCTTTTGCATTAGGTGGTCCACCCATTAAATCATCAGCATCCATAACAATAATATAATCCATTAAATCATCACATAATAACATAGATTCAGATCTTGATTTACCAAATCCTTTCCAATCACCTTCTTTAACATTTCCAGGAATATTATGTTTCGTATAAAAATCTCTTATAATTTGTACAGTATTATCAGTTGATCCAGTATCTAAAATTGAGAATGTATCTATGAAAGGTAAAGTTGCTTCTAAAGATTCATGAATAATATGACTTTCATCTTTAACAATCATACAAAGACCAATTTTATATTGAGGTAATCTATTTGAACCTAGTAATTTAATAGCTTTTTTAATAAAATTTTCTAATGTAGTAATTTTAATTTTATCATTTAGTGTAATAGAACATTCTTCAGATAAGATTTTTATTCCATCACATAACCATTTATCTAATAATTTTGAATTGTATTCTTTTGTATCATCTTGATGAACATTCAAAATAATAAATGATTTAGCAATTCTTTCATGATCTTCAGGATCGGGAATATGATCAACTCTAAAATATTGCGATCTTAAAGATTCAATAATAGGTTTATTTCTATCTGTGATTTTCCCAATCATACAAAAATCATAAGATTTTTTAGTTTTTTCTAATAATTCGGGAATATTAATTTCATTTTTAATTGTAATTTCATATTGTTGAAAATTATTATTTGATATCTCATCATTATTTTCTAGTTTTTTAATATCCATTCTTTATTATAATTATAATATGTCTTAAATATGTAAAATTGTTTCGCACTTTAAATCTTTAGGAAAAGTATTTGTTTTTTTATATTCTAGAATTTCTTCCCATGTAGATTTAATTTGAGGTAGATATTTAGGAAACCATTCAGGATCTCTTTCAACTAATAAACATCGCCATGTTTTTAAAGACCAATAAATAATTTGCCAATCCATATCAAGAGTTTTTATCCAATCTTCTAAAGATTGATGAAAAGATTTATATCTAACTTCTTGAGTATTATTATGAACTGCAAAACATGATTTATATTTTTCATTAGATTCATACCATTCAGAATAATTTAATTTTAGAAATTGCATTTCAACATAATCACATTCATTTAAATTTGTACATTCCATTTGTAATTGCATTTGATGATAATAATATATGGGTACAGGTGTATTATCATCAAACTTACGTGAAATAGGACATTTAAATTCAATTAATCGTCCATTCAAATCTTTATTTTGTGATAATATTAGACCATCAGGTGAAGCACCAATAAAATTATGTTCTGAATGCGGAACACATGATAAATCTTTGATTTCTACACCTTTTTCAATTGAATATATATTTTTTGCAATCGGTTCAAATCTTGTTCCCCAAATTAATGCTCCTACACCTCCATTACAACTTTCTTGTATTTTAGGAATTAATTTAGACATAATTAATTCTTTTCTTGCACTCGCACTAGCATCACTAAACGATTTCCATACTTCTGATGCTGTAATTCTTTCATTTCTTTTTAAATGCCAAGCTTCTGTTCTTTGATCATCAAATCCAAAATTTTGTAATAAGAATTGGATTTGTTGTTCCATTATACTATAATTTGAAGTAATCTTAAAACTATTGGTTTTTTATGAAGTAAATTCTTTTGTTGAAAGAGCGCTTAATAAATACGGAAGATCACCAATATATTCTCCTAAAATCAAAGGGAAAATAAATTGTAATTGAACTGTAATAGTAATTAAAATTTCTAATAACCATAATGAATGCATAATTAAAGGATCTATTAATCCTACAGCATATACACCAGATTTAGTATAAGGTAAAGATGTTACATTGGGGTTTCCTAAATGTTGTATAATATTTGTATCAACTGTCATATCATAATAAGATTTTAATAATCCAGTACAAAAACATAAAGCATATAAAGTTAAAACTTTAGACCATGAATTTATTTCAATTCCCATAAAAAATGTTGTATTATCTTTATCGTTTCCAGGACCAAAGTGTAAGAACCCATTCGCAAATGATCCTTCTAAATCTAAATATATAAAAAATCCAACTAAGAAAAGAATAAAGATTATTACAGCTAAAAAAGGATTATTTAAGAAACTCATAGTTGTTTTAACATTAAGAAATTAATTATTTCAAGAATGGAGGAAATTAAGAGCCAAGAACAATATGTTTTACATAGATTAGAAAAATTTTATTCTAATCCTACTAATCTTGAAAAAATTAGATGTATTTTGAATGGCGAATCAAAATTATCTTTAAGATTAATTGATTGGTTTGTAACAAATTATGCTAAGAAATTTAATACATCATTCATAAACTCACAAAATAAATATAATATTGTATATTTATCTTATAAATCTCATTTAAAAGCTTATTCTAAAAAAATGTTTGATCCTTTTTGTAGATATAAAAGAATTAAATTTCAAAATATGGATACAACAGTTGGACAATTAAATTTCTTTGAATGGATTATTAGTGATGAAATTTTAGATTATATTTATACAAATACTGAACAAATTCAAAAAGATATGGAACAAAGATTACAATCTTTAAATACAACAAATAAAAAACGCCATGAATTATCAGATTCAGCAACGAATTCTATTTCTAAACATAATGTTCAAGTTAAAGTTTCATTTACTTAATCTTTTAATTTAATTAATAAATTATAAAATCTCCTTGCTTCTTTTTCAGTTGTAGTTTTATACATATAAATACTTAGATTTCGAATTACTTGTTTTTGCGTGTAATAAGAGACATGTACAGCAAAAGTATTTCTTTTCTCTATATTATCAAATACTAAACTAAATTCAATATCACGAATATCAGATGAATACATTGAAATTTTCTTTTGTTTTTCATATATATTTTCAACATTTTCAAATATCAACTCAATTAATCCAATATTGTAAATTTTTATAGTAGGTGGAAAACATCCTTCAATAGATTCCATCTTATTTTTTAAATTACGTAATATAATTAGATTATTAATTCGTTTTTAAACATTAAAGAATGTTTTCTATTCTAAGACATCCTTTAGTTTATAAAAATATTTCTAGTGAAATTACTGAATTAGATGAAGATTATGATGCTTCAGAATGGAGTTATAATGGTAGGAATGTTTATAGAGGTGCTTTAGATTCTACATATACAAAAAATTATTCTCTTGATATTTTTTGGTTATATGATGATAATT